TCGTTGTTAGTTAATAATGTTTGTTTCTATATACAAAGTTAACTAAAAGGGTATAGCTTTTTTAGTGCTAAGCCTAACTATCCGCCTTTTCCGATTTTAAACATAGGAACTTTCACTTTAGTAATTTGTTCACTATCTGCATACACCACAGGGATAACAACTTCAACCCCTTCCGGTAAATAATCATCGAATACACTCACAAGCTCCGGATTTGCAGCCATAAGCTCCTTCACCAAAGCCGCATCTCCCAGAAGATCATACGCCAACAAATCCCAGCGATCCCCATATTTTGTCATTGTTACTTTCATTTCTCCGTTACTTTTCTGTTCGACTTCACTCCCGCAGCCCGCTTTTCTGTACAGCGCTGACTGATCACCACCCGGTTAGCATACTCCTTCAGATTAATTGTTAAATCTGCCGACAAAATCTCGCCGGTAGCCGTTGTCGCAACAATACTGGTCGACAAACTGGTTATAACAAAATCCCCCTGATAAACACCACTTGCCAGCACAAGCCGCTTCGGATTTCCGGCCGACCGGATAGCCTGCAAATTCCCGATAATTCCCGAAATATCATGTTCCAGTGTCTTCCTTAGCATAATATTTAAAGTAACCTCCGCCAACGTTTCACCCATTCCCTGGAGAATGGGCTTCCCGGTAGTAATAGCCTGCTCTGCAAAATGATAACCGGAACTTTCTTCAAAGCCATTCACCCCGTCACGGGCTGCCAGCGTCAGACTGCCGAACTTAAGAAACTGCATAATAAGCCCCCCTTCCGTTTCTGCGTTGTACTTCCTCTACCATTTTAGTAATCTCATCCCCAAACCCTCGCAATATGCTTAAAAAATCATCTTTTGATTTTTGCGTTAATTCCGCAGAAACACTAATATTCGGTTGAAAATTAATTTCCACTTTCGCCACCTGATCATTTATATTGTTATTAGTAGCTTGATTATAACTACTCGGCTGACCATTGTGATGCTCAATAGTACCCGGCAGGGAAAAACCGTTGAAATCAACGGCCGGAGCAACCGTCTTCACTTCTGGCACCACAGGCTCCCGTATACTTTCTACATCCACAATTGGCATTTCCAGACTACTGGATTTCGGGACCGTCCTTAGCTCGCTGACCTGAATAACGTCAGGTTCTCCTTTAGCGGCAGCTACTTCCGGCCCCTTCACATCCTGCGGTTGCAAAATAGGCGCTTCTTGCGGAAAGTCCTTTCCCTGAATATTTTCCACGTTTACAACCGGCATCTCTGCAAACCGCACCGGTTCCCCACCTGTCGATTTCGGAGCAGGAACATCGGCGTTCACCACAGCGACCGTCGGATTACTGTCATCCTGTATTTTCTCCCGCTCCATCCTCGGTATTTCTGCTATTTCTCCGGATACGGTCTCCGACGCTTCGTTTTTCTTCCGTTTCTCCTTCTCTGTCTGCTTTGCCCGTTCTTCTGTCAGGTGCATTTCGTAATTGCCGGAAATCCCGGAGACAGTACCTTTTATACCATTCACCGTCTTCTTTACACCTTCAACACCTTCTTTAAAACCATCCTTAAAAGCCCCGGTAAATTCTTCAGCTGCACCTTTAAAATCTCCGGTAAACAATTTGAAAAGAGCCTTCCCCAAACCGGAAAAAATCTTCCAAACCACTTTTAAAGGAGTAACCAGCCAATTAAAAATAGCCATACCAAAACCCTTAATCGCATCCCAGATCGTATAAATCACCGCCCGAAAACCAGCAAATTTCTGCCAGCATACAACAATAGCTGCAACCAAAGCCCCCACGGCCAAAACAATCCAAGTAATCGGATTAGCCAAAAGCGCTACCGTCCACGCCCATGTCGCAGCAATCACACCCCCCAGTGCGGGCAACATACCGGTCATCATTACCATCCGAACCACTCTTAACGTTTTTATGAGCCCTCCCTGTACAAAAGCGGCAATCTTCGTCATCTTCGTCCAGCCTGTCGTCACACTTCCGGCCACCAACATCGCTTTACTGCTCATCAGCGTCCACAATGTATGCAACTTCGTGACAGTAGCTTTCCGAAGTTCCGTCCATGTTGCCGCCGCTGTAATCGTCTTCCAGGCAGACATAACACTGGAAGCCACAAGATTCGCCTTTGTACAGATGCTTGTCGCTATTGCTGCAGCCTTCACCGCAACACTGTGTCCTATTTGGCTCCACGTCGCGCGCTTCAAAGCCAGTGAACAAAAAGCAACAACTTTTTGATAGCCGTTCAGCACCCCGGCAGCAATTCGCCCCATTTGGCCGGACCTGGCAACAGCTCGAGCAAAAGCAAAAGCCGAACCCGTATTTTTAGCCAGTGCCAGAGTTTTAAGTGTACGTCCGAACCTAATAATTCCCAAACCAGCATTCCAGGCACCCATAGCAATACCGGAAAACATTTTACCAATAGGGGCAAGGGTCATAAGCATAGATGATCCCTGACCTAAAACTTGAAATGCATACATTACCCCCCCACAATTCTTTTGTAAACCGATCATCCAGTCGTTGAACCGGGCGGTTTGCTCTTTAATCCGCTGTGACCAGGTATTTGTCCGAATCGCTGCCTGTTCCTGAGCAACATTCGTATCCGTCACACGATCGGTCATTTCCCCTAACAGATCGGTATTAGCCACAAGAAATTGAGCCGCTGCAACATTCTCCATCCCAAAAAGTTTCGACATATAAGTCGCATCCTTCAGGTGGGGTTTCAGTTTAATTAAAGCCTCCTGAAGGCTCGTTTTGCTGAAATCCACACCCATAGCCGTCTGCATCTTCAGCACAATATTCCGTAAAGCTGTACCGGCCTCCGCGCCCTTAAGATTGTTCTTACTCAACACCTCGATAGCGCCGGCTGTACTCTCTACGCTTAGCCCGGCAGCATTTGCAGCGGCACCTACAACCTTAAACGATTCTGCCAACTGTGGAATCTCCGCCGCTCCGTATTTCGAGCCGGCCGCCAGGACATTGATAATTCGTCCGGCTTGATCTGCCTGTAAACCGAATTGATTAATTGTTCCGGCCATACTATTAGCCGCTTCGGTCATACTCATACCAGATGCCTGAGCAAGCGTAATCGTTTTGCTTTGCAACTCGATCAAACCGTCCATACCGATTTTTGAAACATCGATCTGTGACGCCAGTAAAGCAAATGCATCAGCCGCCCCGCTGGCTCCAAGTCCCGAAGATACTCCCGTTTCCCTGGCGATCTTTCCCAATTGCTCGAGGTCTTTTCCAGCAATACCCGTAATACTGGAAAGGTCAGCCATCGATTGCTCGAATTCTACACCGGGTTGCATCAACTGTCCCATAGTGTCTCCCAAACGATTCATTAATTCAGCCGTCTGGTTGAACTTCCAAAGGCAGCTTTGTGCAAGGTTAATAGACTTCCGGAAACTTTTAAAAGACTGTTCCGTTCGTCGCATCGGAGCCGTAGCCCGATCAAAATATTCAAAAACAACCGATAATTTCATAAAAAAATACTACATTTATGGCATGAAAAAGAGAAAGAAAACAACCGATACCAGCTTTATAATTGTGACAACAATACTAACGGGAATAGGAATGTACTTTCTTACAAGTTCCTTCCTGGAAGCAAAAATTTGGACTATTTCATTTTCCAGCTTATGGCAATTTCTCTTAGCCGCAGCATTTATGTTTTACCTCATAGCACTGTTTGTAAATTCAATAAAGAATTAACTTCGTTTCGTTTCTTTATAAAATTCGTTCAGTTCCTCAATCCATCCCGACAATTCCGCCAACTTCATCCGCATTACTCCTTCATAGCTGAAGTGTCCTTCCCGGATAAGGTAGAAAGCAGCCCTTCGGACGGCAGCATACCGGACGTTACCAACGCTGCCGACAATTCTAAAAAAACTGCTGCCGGCAAATCCGTCACTTCCTCGTAAGTCAGCTGCTTCCCGTCAAAAACGCAAATCTGTGACAACAAAGCAGCCATAAAAGCCGGACCGTCCGAAGCGGAAGCCAGGCGCGAAGCATCCACCATATTCTGTACCGTCATTTCATTCACCACAACCTGCTTAATCGCACGTTTAGTCTTTTCCTTATTAATCTTAATTTCCATTACTTACTGATTTAAACCATTCAATATTTCTGCAATTATCTTTTCCAACTCTTTCACCCGGTTATGCAGATTCCGGGTACGGAGCACAAGCGCCTTCGCCTGCTCATTACTGATCCCGTCTTCCCCTCCTTCGACGGGGTCATACGCTTCAAGCCTATAAACCCCGTCATTCTCCCAATCGTAATTTTCCGCTCCTTCTTCCTTCAGGAAAGCCATCAGGTATTCGCTTTAAAGTGCTGAAGCAAATCCGTATTTCCTTGCTTATACACATTATTGAACACATCCACCTCATAAACCAACTGCTTCGCTACTTCCAGCTTCACATATGAAACAGACATCAAATGCTCCAGTCCATCCTGCTTTGCCCCGGGCTTAATGCTTCCTATGGGAAACTCCTTAAAAACACCGGCAATCGTCACCGTTACCGCCTTATGTTCCTGTTGCCCTTGCGCACCGTTCACCACCATATCGCTCTTCACAATCATCCGGCACGTCTTAAAAGGATTTTCATCTTTCCAGTTCTCCGGATAAATCGAATTCCACTTAAACTTAGCCTCCATCTTTTCCAAGCCAACGGGAATCTCCGTGTCGGCAAACATACCCAGCGCCGACACATCTTCCATTTTCAGCTTAATAGCTGGCAACTCCAATTCTTCTATTTTCCCGGCAAGTTTATTACCGTTCAGATAAGCATTTCCGTTTGTAATACTGTTAATCATTATGATACTTTTTTATTAGTAAATCAATATATGCCCCGGTGGCTCACCGTACCTCCGGCGGCCCGTCGGTTAATACTCGACAACCTCTTCAAAAGTCATCCGTTCCAGCGACGACTGATACTTCACTGCCAACACAAAAGTCAGATGTCCCTGCGCGACTTCTGCTGCCGTATTCTTCTCTTCCTCAAACCGGCATTCTCCTTCTGCAATAGCATCCTTTCCGACCAAGCCCCTCAGAAACTCATTCACATCCTCCGTCACCATATCCACTGCAATCAGCGTCGGCGTCTTATCGATATAATTCAACGTTGCGTTCACCAGTGCCTCCCGGATCGCCATCCGCACCGCCCGGCAGGCAACCATACAATCTGGCGTATTCTCCGTCGGATAGGCAGCCGTCCAGTTACCCCACAACCGCGTACCGCTTCCAGTCTTGCGGAACACAGTCACAATCCCCGCACCGTTCAGCAAATTCGTATCCGCAGCTTCATCCGTCAAACTCGAAGTAACATCGGCTGTTAGTCCGACAACTCCGGTTAATTCCGTATTCGACGGTGAAATCCAATACCCCTTCTCCGCATCCCTTGCCGCTTTACAGGCAGCCCAGAACACCGACAAACCGATTTCGTTATTCTCATTTTCATGTTCATTGAACCGGAAAACCGTCGGATAACATAAAATAGCCGCCTGCGAAGCGATATTATAAGCCCCGTTATTCCGTGCTTCCAATGCCGCCTGTACATCCTGTGCCATTATATCGACAACGGCAAACCCATTCAGCTTCTGTGCTACGGTAACCAACTTAGCAGCAACGGCCGGCAATTGCGAATACCCCGGAGCAATCAGAACATTCGGAGTCAATCCCAGCGAATCGCCTGAATTTTCCACTTTCCCGATTCCGGCTACAATATCAGCCGTATAATCCACTGCTGTGGGTAGCGACGACTTATAAACATTCGTAGCCAATCCCCCGTCCTCATTCCTTGTCATCCTGCCGTCAGCCTCCAAAAGCGTAGCGGCCTTCTCCGCCGACAACACATTTACCACAAGCACCTTCGCTCCGGACATCGAAAAAATTACATCCAGAGCCGCCGGAATCGTAAAGCCGGCAACATCTTCGCCGAACTCCTGACGTCCTGCATCTTTAGAAGTAATTAGCTTCACTTCACCGACACAGCCCTGCGGAGCCGTACCGATCAGGGCAATAACAGAGGTATCTCCCGTTGCGATCACTGTCCGTTTTGCCCCTTCTTTAATTTCTACACCATGTAAATAACCCATTTTAATTTTCCTTTAAATTTGTAAATCAATATATGCCTCCGGCGGCTCGCCGGTTAATTTCTGATAACTAAACTGTCCGTTTCCCCGGTAGCGTTAATTTCATACCGGATTTCTACTTCCATCCGGCCGGGAGCTGTTTCCTTCGAGGTAACCTGTTTCACCCGGATCCGTTTTTCATACTGGGTAAGCTGATCCGTCACTTCGTATGCCAGATCGATACTTTTCATACTGCCACCCAAAAGCTGCTCAGCCCCCAGGCCAAACCCCGGGCGGAAGGGAACCGCTCCCCGCGTCGTCATCAGGATTGTCCGGATATTCTGCCGGATGCTTTCCTCCGTATCCTTAATCCTCAGTGGAAAGCGGTCGGTCTGCATAATCATCCTGCTCATCATATTCCTCCTTTGAATAAAGATTCCACCGTTGTCCGAACTGCCACGTACCGTTATATTCATCCATAAACTCCTCCGCTTCCAATTCCAATGCTCCACCGGCATTAATCATTGTCAACCCTTCCAATTGCCGGCGAATCCGGTCCAGCCAGGTATACATTCCGTCAGCTCCACGAAGTACCGTACTCACTGCCACCAGCTCCACAACCTGCTGCCTGATCTTACGTACTCCGGAAATATCCGATGCTGTATACTTCGTCCCGACATACCTTACCAACACAACACCAGGATACTGAGACGGTACATATCCCGAAGGATTTTGCGGATACGGTTCAGCAGGAATACCCAATCCCTGCACCTGTTCCACCACAGCCGATTCCAAACCTTCCGCGTCCATTACAACAACTCATAAACGGTTTTTCCATCTTCCCCCCGGAAAGAACGCAACACCTGGTGACGGTTTCCATGAGCACCAAGTGACACATGAATCCAATCCGGTTGCGTATCGCTTCCGAACTCCCAAATCAACTGGTCAAACGCCAGCTGCTCCCGGATAAAATCGAAAATAGCCCGGTTCGTCCCGTTTCCGTGCACATCCGCATCCAGGTCCATCGCTTCACCCCGGCAATGCTGCGAAGTCGTCGTACCGCCGACGGCCCGGTTTACCTCCGGTGACCGGAAAAAAGAAGTAACCGCCAGCGGTTTATTTCCACACACCTCATAACGCACCCGCTCAAAAACCAGTCCGGCCACCCGCTGCATATTCTCCAAGGCCTCCGCATCCGGGACATTATTGATACCCAGACGGATAGCCGCAGCGCTCTTTACCGCCTCCGCATATGTAACATTCAAACTAATCTTATCCATATTTTAAAGGGATTTTTAAGATTCACTTTCTGCTTTTAAAACCGATATAACCCAAACCGGCAACAACTCCCATCGTTACCAGCCAGGCCCAGAACCACGGATTTTCATATAACCGGTAACGCTTCACAACCTGTTTTTCCCGTTCCTTCAACTGCTTTTTCAATATCGTAATCCGCTCCTTATAACTTTTAACTACCAAATCTATCGGATGCTGCGTAATACCGAAAAACGGCCGGTTATTCCTTACCCCGAACCAAGCCTCTGCATGCGTCGATCTCACCCACAACGTATCCAGATTAAATTTGCCGATACGAATATCCGGAATAACCTTCGTCAGCCAGACTGTATCTATCCGATCCAGATAAACCGTCTTCATCTCGCCAGGAACCGTCACGATTCGTTCTACCGTATCCCTTTCTACCGACAACGTATCGCGGTTGATTATCTCTTTCTCCTTTTCAAAGCTTCGCAATGTGGTACAGGAGCAAACCAAAAACATAAAAAACACTAATAACAATTTCATAACTAAATCTTTAAAAATTAATCACTCAGTCCGTCAAAACCTGTAAAATGATTCGGAAACTTCTGCGAAGGTGTCCAGCTCTGCACTCCCCCGGAAGGCAAACCCGTTTCATCATTTCCGGCAAGGGCCGCAGCATTCAGTACGATCCGCCGCTGTTGAATATCCTTCAGCTTCCCGATCGTAATCTGATACAGCTTATAAACACTCTCCGAAACATTCTGATCGTTCCGCCGTGTCCGCAGATAAAAACGCATCAGTTCCCCGACAATCGTCCGCACCAGTGGCTCCACCGGTTCTTCCAGCGGTAACCGGTACAATCCCCTCAGATACCCCTCAAGATCACTCACTGCATTCCGGTTCACCTCCTCCAGAACCTCCGCATCCGGTTCTCCAGTCTTGCCTTCCGTCAGCTTCACCACTTCCGGTTTTATAACAAACCCATAAAACTCTTCCAGCGTAATATACCTCATACTTATTCCGTTTTATTGTGCGTAAGATTGCACGTCTCCATTCACAGACCGGTTTAAAATCGTTTAAATAGCCCTTAAAGACCTTTTAAAAATCTTCAGACGATTCATCCTTCATCTCATTCCTTTTCATTCCTCTACGCCCTTTATTTGAAGTTTTGTCTTTCAGACCTTCCGCCTCGTCTGCTTGCTGGCAAAACTGTTTCACCAGTCGCTTCATTTCATTATCCGGAAGGGGAGGGAACCGCATTTCTGCGGTAAGCTCATTTACCCTTTTCGTAAGACCTTCAACCGTCCCCGGCGGTTCCGGCATCCCCTTCAGATAACTTTCAATTATGGCAAACTTCATCTTACTCCAGTTTTAACCCTTCCAGTTTCGACAATGCTGACGGCCGGATCAGCATACTGTCACAAATCAGCTCAAACATACATTCCAGCCAGTTCCCGTTCTTCTGCACCGGATAAACCATAAACCCTCCGTTACAGGTGGCGAAACTCACCCCGTCCTCTTCCTCGAAACTGGCTACATACACCGAAGCACAACAGTTGGCCGCCGCCCCGCACGTTTCGTTGAAATCGATAATCGGCGTATACGTATCCTTTGCCGATAGATAATCCCCTACATCGATCAGCGGAATGTGATTGTAATAGGTTACAGGCACTCCAAACTCATTCTTCTGTATATCCAGATATTCCCGCGCAATTGCATTCAACCGCGACAAAACCTTTGCATTCGACAGGATCACCTTATTTGTTCCCTGGCACAATGCGACCGTTTCATCCAGTTTTTCCAGGAAACGCTGCTGAGCCGTTTTATTGGCATCGCTGTTTCCCAATGCCAATTTCAACCCATCCTTAGCCGCCGCCACTTTCCGCGACTCCTTCACCAACTTTTTCAGTCCGGTAAACTCCGTTTCATGGCCTTCCACGGCGGGATCACCGTTAATCAGCATATAGTTGAAAGCGTATCCCAACTCCCTTACACGGCGAGTAAGCTGGGCCGTCATCTCGCTCGACAGATCATACCCCATCCGTTCGTATGCCACATCGATCTGAATCGTATCACCCAGCATCTTCCGGCTCCCGGTAGCGTAAACCGGTGCCACCGTCTTCTCCGAATATTTATTGCCCAAAGCACGTGTTTGTCCGACAACCCCGTTAATCTCTCCGCCACTGCGTACACTTACCGACGAACCCGGCTTCTTGAAAAACTCGATATAACTGGCCAGAAGCGGACTCTTCTTTACCACTTCCGTCGCCATCTTGCGGGTTATTGCGTCTCCCGCTGCTATTTCTGTAAACTTCATTGTAAAATTGATTTTAGAAATTAAACACTATTTCACTGCATTCACCTGCTCGCGGATCAACTCTTCAGCCGACTTCTCTTCTCCCTTCTTGCCGAAATCCAACGTCACACTCCCGTTCGCCGGCTTTTCCGGTTTCCGGTTCCCGGCGGCCAGCATAGTCTTATAATCCGCCACCTCTTCAGCACTTTCCAGCTTTACGCAAAAATCCACAGCCTTCGCCTTCTGCTCGTCCGTCAGGTGCGAATACTCCGCAGCCGAAAAATCAGCCGTCAGGGCCTTACGCCGTTTCTCATCCTCCCGGCCGGTTAAAAACTTCTCCAGCCGGTCTACCTTTGTACTGATGCTTTCCACATCCTTTTTCAAAGCAGAAAACTCCGCATTCTGCTTCTCCTCATCCTTTTCTTTCATGTCAAAATCTGTTTTACTGTTATTTTTAAATACGCCTCTTATCGCATCCAGCACCGTTTCCAGTGTTGTCCTGTTACATTCTTCCAGACCGTCCACGGCCATGAAATCACCCGTCAAAGCCGCAAAATCCTGCTCATTATTCTCATCTACAGCAGCCTTCTTCACCAAACCGATATGATTGATTTTCCCTTCCTTCAACCGGATGGAAATCTTATTCTTACCCAGCTCGCGTGCAATCTCGACTCCTTCATCCCCCAGGTCTGCCTGATCCCGCTCAAATCCCAGGCTCATTTTGTCCCCTTCTTGGTATACCTCGATGGCACCTTTAGGGACATAGCCCAGGACCGGTAAATCATTCTTCGGATGCCCCAGCACAATAGGAATGCGATCCGGAGATCCTGCGGCAGTCTTAGCCGCAATACTGGCTATATCATCATTGCTGAAATGAAAGCCATTGTGTGTTCCGCTTGTAAATAATCTAATCGGCATTACATCTTTTATTTAGTTCAACATCCCCGTTCCCGGGTGAAATCTATACAACAAAAGTCACCTTTTTCAGCCCCTTATTTTACTGACATTGTCAATAAAATAACCTTTCAAAATAGGCGTCTTTTGTCATGTAATTTTTGAACATCAAAAACTGAAAAAATCATGCAAGAAATTGTTATGGGTATGTTACCCGGAATGCCGGTCGCTGCCGTACTCTTCTATCTCATTGTTACGGGCAACCGCGACCACGCTAAAGAGCGCGAACAATGGCGCGCTACGATAGAATCACGTGACAACCGCTTTCTTGAACAACAGAAAGTAACCAACCAACTCATCACAGAAGTTAAAAAACTAACCTACATCATCGAAAACTATGTCATTAACAAAGGAAAAGATGCGGATGGAAAGTGAACTTTCCGCCCTCAGAAAAGAACGCACGGCCGAAGCGCTCAAAGTCGACATGGCAATCATCAACATCCGCGAGGAAGCCGATCCCTTACTCGACCCGCTCGAAATTGGTGTAAACAAACTTGAAATTGCTGTGGGTACCCTCAAAAGTGCCATCGAACGCATCCAGGAAATCGACGCCCAGATCAAAAAAATACAAAGGCTGATGTAAAATGAAAAAAAGCATCCTTTACGACCGGGCTGAAAACCTCTACATAGAAGAACAATGGACCTTTGAAGCCATTGCCAGGGAATTGGATTGTTCCGACCGCACCTTGCGTAACTGGGCAAAAGAAGGTCGCTGGGAACTCAAACGCCGGCGTCTCCTCGAATCCCGCGAAAACCTCCACGACGCAACCCGCGACATCGCGATGCTGCTGGCCGATAAAGTCAAAGGACAACTCGAAAACGGCGTCACACCCGCCGCACACGTCCTCAATGCCTTTACCCGCATGGCGGCCACATTATTACAAGCCCGGGAATATGAAAAGGAGGTCGAAGCAGACATCGCCGGCCCGGAAGACAATACATCAGACAAAGAAGCGGCTTTGGCTAAATTCAAAGAAGTATTTGGCGTAGACTTATGAAACCACAAGACTTTAGAATAGATTATACCAAATTCGGATTCCTGCCTTACCAGGTAGCATGGCTTCAGGATAACTCACAGATCAAAATCTATGAGAAATCCCGCCGTATCGGTATGACCTATGCACAAGCCTTCGAAGACGTCATCGATGCTGCCGTATTCGGGAAATACAACGTCTGGTTTTCCTCCAACAACATCACCAACGCCCGGGAATACATCGACTACTGCAAAAAATACGCTGCCGCCCTTAACGCCGTTATCAAGTCCGAAACGCAAGCCGAACTTCTTGATGAAGCCGATGCAAACACCTTTGTCATTACATTTAGCAACGGACGTAAAATCACGGCGCTTTCGTCCAGTCCCAACCAGCTCCACGGTAAAGGCGGTAAAATCGTCCTCGACGAATTTGCCCGCCGCGACAACGAACTCGAAGTGTGGGAAGCTGCCAGCCCGGCCGCCCTTGTTTGGGGGTATCCCATCAGGATCATCTCCACCCATCGCGGTAAACAGTCCGTTTTCTATTCCTTTATCAAACGCCTGGAAAGGGGAGAGTTGACCTGGAAACATTACAAAACCACCTTCGTCGACGCCGTCCGGCAGGGGTTAGCAGATAAAGCCCTCCGGAAAAAATGCACCCAGGAAGAACAAGACGCCTACATCGACAAAATCCGGAAATCGGTAGGAGATACCTACATCTGGAACCAGCAATTCATGTGTGAACCACAGGACGAAAACGAAACCTTTATTACCTGGCCTGTACTCGAAACCGCTGGCCGGGCTGAACTCCTGACGTTTGAAAAACTTATGGAATGCCGGGAATTATACGGAGGATTAGACGTCGGCCGCAAAACCAATTTCTCATTCCTCTGGCTCAACGAAAAAATCACGCCCTCCTTGTATATCACACGGTACCTCCTTGCCATCCAGGGCGAAGCCTTCCCCCGCCAAAACAATATAATAGGGGACATCCTTTTCCGGCTGCCCAATCTCCGCCGCCTATGTGTCGATTCTACCGGCATGGGGATCGGGCTCACCGACTTCCTTCAGGAACGTTTCGGAACCTCCCGCGTCGAAGGCGTCAACTTCACCGCCTCCGTAAAAGAAGTGATGGCCTTCCGCCTTAAAAAAGGCCTCGAAGACCAGTCCTTTCTCATACCTGCAATCCGCGAAGTATACGATGATTTTCAACTCATCAAGCGGGACGTAACCGCCTCCGGAAACATCCGCCTTTCAGCAGGCACTAAAAACGACAGCCACGCTGACCGCTTTTGGGCGGCGGCCCTGGCACTCGAAGCGGCGGCCGAAAGCCCCTATGTAGCCCCGGCTGTACATGTAGCACAACTAAATGACAAACGCGCGGTGCGCCTTGATAAACTCCTTACCGGATGGTCACGAGACTATAAATAGAATTACTATGGGTATGCAAATCAGAATCAACGACAACCAACTGCGCGAAATCACCGCGACTCTCAGCGAAATCCGGAGACGCTTTAAAACCGTCACCATGGACGCCCGCTTCCTGCGTTCTGTCGGCCAATTACTTGTTTCACGTGCAAAGCAAAACCTTGAAGATGGAGGAACACCGGAGAAATCATATACACCTCTCAAACCGACTACCCAACGGCAAAAAAGCCGCTTGGGCTATTCCTTGAAACCTCTTCAGCGTACCGGCCTCATGAAACGCAGCCTTTCACACGAAGTCTCCGGAGGGCTCAAACTGACCGGACTGGACATCATTAAACACCACCAATGGGGAGCACCACGTGCAGGTATCGTTCCCCGGCCTGTCTTTACTGTCGAAACGCCCGACACCGAAGACATACAAGACTTTTTAATACGACGTTTTAAACAACTTAATCCCAATCTGAAATGAAAACATTAGAAGGCTCCATTACTATACAGCAAAAACTCGACAAAGCAATTTCCGTTTTGCCAAACCCGTCTCACGTACTCAAAAGCAAATCCGCTACCATGGAAATATTCCATAAAGAGGCCAAACATCCTGACATATTCCCGCAGATAGGATCTTACAAATCCGCCCTGTGTAGCCTTCAGCCCGTCATCGACGCTCAAAACAAAAGTATCGACCGATTCTTTACCGACTTCTTTAAAACATTTCCCTTCCGCGATCTCATCCGTGCCGCCGCATCTGCCCGCGACTATGGTTTCGCCGTCATGGAAATTACAGCTTATGGCCAATTCCAGGGATATACTATCCCTTCAAAAGTCGAACTTTGCCCGCCCGAATACTACTTTTTCGACCGGGACCGTAAACTCCGCCTTTTCTCCGATCAGCCCGAAGGTATCGACGTCATGACCGCATATCCCAACAAATTCCTCCTCTGCCAAAACGACGCCACCTTGCTCAACCCTTACGGCACCGGACTGCTCGATGTCGCCTTCTGGGTGGCTGTCGGACTCAACGGAAACTTTGAGTTTATGCTCCAGTTCGCCGAAGATGACGGACGGGACAAATGGGTGGGGCACTATCCCCCGGGAACTCCCCAGAACGAAATCAACGACCTGCTTTCCAAACTCGTCTCCCTGCGAAACAACGGCGTCATTGCCATACCTGAAGGCATGGACGTTGAAGCAAAACCCATGACCGGACGCCAATCCTCCAACGACCTCTACAGCAAAATCGACGAAATGCTCCGCCGCAAAGTGGAAAAGCTTTGGACAGGTACCGACCTTACTATGCAGGTAGACGGCAAAGGCGGCTACGCATCCAGCGAAAGCGGCCTGACCATCCGCGAAGACGCTCTCGAAGAAGGCAAAACACTTGTGCTGAATGCCCTTCAGCAACTCATAACCATCGTTTGTCGCCTCAACAACTTCCCGGAGATACCCCTGATCTCTCTCCAGCTTCCCCGGGCCCTGAGTAAATCCATTGCAGAAACCGACCAGATCTATTTCCAGGCCGGCCTCAAACCCACACCTGAACTCCTGAAAAAACGCGGATATGCCGAAGAGGACTTCATCCTGGATACAACCAATCCGGCAAAACCCGAAAAACTCGACTTTGCTGCCGATCCAGAAGAGTATGACACGCTGATCAGCGCTTTCGACTACTACCGCAACCAATTAAAAAAAAAGGAGAATCGGTCGGAAAGTTTTTAGGTAGTAAACCGGATGAAAAGTCCATAAATAAACTATCGGACGCAATCTTAAAATGTCTTCTAAATGCCTTTAAAAACGGAGAGAAGAGCGTTTTAGATACCATCCGCAAACACCATGCCGACTTCTCTGCTGAAGAAATGCTCACAGCCTTCGAAGCCGGCAACCCCTCTGCCGTCTCTTTTTTCCGTTTCCAGGCATTTACCACCGCCGTTGTCCAGGATCAGCGAATCCGCAGCCGCCTCAAAGATGCCATCACCGAAAACCTCACAAAAGGAGAGGGCTACCGCGAATTTAAAAAACTCGTCGACGATGAATTCGACAAAGCCGGACTTACCCGCCTCCGGAACTACCAGATCAATAATATCTACGAAACAAACGTGTCCCTTGCCTTCGGCGCCGGGCAAATGCAGAAAATGCTCGAAGTCTCCGACGAATTTCCTTACTGGAAATACTCCGCTACCCTCGACAGCAAAACACGCCCCTCACATGCCGCCCTTCACGGCAGAATCTTCAAAGCTGGCGACTTCACTTTCTTTCCACCCATCGGATTCCGGTGCCGTTGCACCGCCATCCCCCTCACCGCACGCCAGGCAGCCCGTTATCTCAAAACAGACATGCCGACACCTGAAGAAAAAAACAAACTCTACGACCTTCTCGAAAGCAAAGAATTTGCCGGCAACAAACAACAAAAATTCATGGAATGGGCCGCAGAACAATACAAAAACGCCGATCCCGAAACCCGCAAACTCATCGACCAGGCATTCGACACTATGCGCCAGGAAATCCAAAAGCTTCGAGACGACAAGCCCAGCTTTATTCCGAAAGAATTGCTGGAAGATAGCGAATACCTCAAAAACACCAACATTAAATTTAAAGAGGAATTCTTCCGGATGATCAATCAAGAGAAACCTGTAAAATTACTTATCGAAAAACGGGGTAGAGGCTCATATTACAATCCGCAAGACAAAACCGTACACATAGTCGATTCTGAACGCAATCAGGCCAGCAACTGGCATCGTGAAAGTGTTATCTATCATGAATTCGGACATGCTATCGACTGGCAAAGAAACTTGCGTAATTCCACCGAAATCCGTAAACTTATGGAGCATTGGCAAAAAGAACTCATGAAACACGATTCTGACGGTTTACCCAAAATTGCACACCTCAGCAAAAAAATAGACAATATAGAATGGAGGATAAATGATATGGAAGAAACTACCTTCACACGCTTAGGAATAACAAAG